GGCATATACAACGTCGACTTCGCCCTCCGCGGGAACATCGCCGTGGAAATCCTCGGCGGAGGTTGGCATGGATCGCCAAGCCACGCCCCTCGAGAGCTTCAGCGCCGCAAATACATCCTGCACCGGGGCTGGTCGATCATCTACGTCTGGGCCCAATCCCAGGTGCCGCTGGACGAGGTCGCCGCGGATCAAGTCGTCGCCCTCGCGAATATCCTCCGCAGGCTGCCATCCGGACTGTGTGAGTACCGGGTGCTTCGGGGTGATGGTGAGCTTCAACCCGCGTTCGGTGACGAAGCGGATGATCGGCCCCTCGTAGCGCCGCCGGTAGGCCGCCTCCACCATCGGACCCGACACTAGAGTATCGCCCGTCACGCAATTCCAGTGGAAGCGCTCTACGCCCATGCCCGCAGCACGCTTTGACGAGTAGACGGGGCCTCTGGAAGCGAGCATAGCGCAGAAACCGCACGGGCCGTTCTTCGACGGGTGAGTGACTCGGGCCCATCCGAACGGACGAGCGATCACACGGCCCTGCAAATCCCGCCTCGACGATGGCACGTCACTCGTGGCGTCGCCCATGCCCCGATCCGGCATCACACCACGATCGTCGAGGTCGCGGATGGCTCCGCCGACACGGTCCGTGATGTCGTCGAAGGCGTCTGCCCAGCTACCGGTGTGTCGCTTGTGCTTCGAGCGCTCCAGATCCTCCGTCGCGCCCGGAAAATCCTTCAGATCATCGTCGTGCAACCCGTCCTCGAGGGGAGGCACACGGTAAGGGGCCAGACGAGACGCGTCGGCGACCGTCTGGCGGGCCGAGGCCCACACATGCTGTTCCAGACGCCGCTCGGCGTCAGACCTCGAGCCGTTAGCCTCACGCAAAGCCGCCTCGACCGCATTCACCGTGTACTTAGGCTCCGGAGGTAGCCACGACTCGTCGGCGCCGTGCGCCCGGGCCTGACCCCTGAGGTACAAGCACGCCGCGCCATACGCCGAGTGGCGGGCCTGGCGCACGGCATCGTACACATACCCCGAGGACATGCGCATACCCAGAGGATCGCCGTCAGGCACAGAGGAGAAAATGTCCGCCAGCCGCAGATGGAACAGCCGGGTGACCTTCCGCATGATCCCTAGAAACGTCGAATCGATCACTTGGTGGCTTTCTTAGCAGGCTTCCTCTTGCTCGACGACGTCGGAGCGCCCTGGGCCAGCGTCTGAACCGCCGGCAGCGCCTTCCTCGCAGCCGCAGCCACACTACCACCGGCCTGAGCGTCCACGCGACCCTGCGACTCCTCGTTGCCGCCGGGCTGGACGGGTTGAGTCGCATCCGTGGCAGCGCTCTGAGCCGCCTGCTGGTCCTGCTGAGCGGCCTGAGCCAGCTCAGGGCTCGCCACCGCGGTCTCATCGATGCCGGGGATGCTCATCCCGGACATGACGTCGAGATCGCGGGAACGCTCAGCCTCACGACGCAGCTGCTCCGGCGTCAGCATCAAATACTCACGGGCAGTATCCGCCGAAATAACGCCCTGCGCCTGAGCCGTCAAAGCATTCGCCATCCGCGCAGACACCGAAGGGGCAGCCGGGTCGCGCCACGTCAGCTCGAGACGCTCCAGTCCGTCGGACTTGCCGCCTTCAAGCCGAATGATCAGCCGGCCCAGCTTCTCCATCGTGTCAGAGAAGAGACGTTGCTTGCTCTCGGCCCGCGCGATCAGCCTATCTTTCGCCACACGCAGCGCCTCAGCCGACGTGGGATTAGAGTCCGCCATCACACCCATCATCGATGGGGGGATACCCGTCATCGCCGAGATCTGCAACGCATACTGCCGATAGACGCCCAAGAAAGCATCCACACCAGACCCGGTCAGCTGAGTGACCTGAGTACCGGCCGGCACGCCCAACAGCGAACCCATGTACGCTTGCATCCGGTCCGCGAACCGAGACAGGAACTCGCCGGCGCCGTCCCCTACGAGAAAGCGGGTCGGCATCGCGAACAGCTCCTGCGCGATCTGCAAATTCGTCAACGTGCGAGAGGCGGCGTCAATGATCGGCGTCAACTCGGCGAGATCGGACCGGCCGTAACGGTCCCGCAGACGGGCCCTGTTGAACATCGGCAGAATCCGGGCGCCTTCAGGGCTGAGGTTCCCCCCGGCGCGACGCCAGCCCATGTTCGTGTTCCTCAGGAATTGAACCTTCTCAGGCGTGTAGTACGTGGCGCCCTTCGAGCCATCGGGCAGCTTATAGACGCAGATGCCCTCGATGAGAGAGCCCTTGTAATCGAGCCGGGCAGCGGCGTGCTTGTGGTCCACGGCGCGCACCGAGGTGAACTCGTGCGTGTCATCCGGCGGAGCCACCAGCCAGAACGCCTGACCCGTCGCCAGAGCCTCCGTAACCGCGAGAGAGAACTGAGAGTCCAGATCGTTGTACTGCCACACCGTCTGCAGCAGATCCAACGGACCGTCCTCCGCAGCGCCGTCGTCCTCGGCATCCCCGATGATGTACCCCGAAGGGACCAGCACCTCGGTCAGGACGTCAATTGCCAGCTTCGCGAACGGAGCTTGAATCTCGAGGATGTTCATCTGCGGCGGGATAGATACCCCAAGAGCCGACAAGCGGCTCTTCTGCTCGTAGTAGGCCTCATATTGCTTCGGCACGAGCGCACGGGACTGCCAGCGCTCGTACATCTTCTCGAAGCTCACAGATAGACCCCCCACGTTCCAGTGCCGGCCTGGGCCTTGGCCCAGGCATCACTCTTCCTCACTACACGATACAACATCCGCGCACCAATCATGCACACGGCGAGGTCGATCTTCCTCGGCGACTTCGGCGACTCCTTACGCACCGACCACAGGCCGCGATACTCATGAACCCTGCAGTTCGACACGTGCTCACCCAGCGCCGCGGACCCGTCGTGGGTGAACTGGTGCTCCAAGATCTCCGCGAGGGCGGTCTCCGTCGCCTCCGCGAACAACCATGCGTGCGTACGCATGTCCCATGCGATCGGAGTGGCGTTCGGCCCGTGGCCCGGGACCGCAGGACAGATCAGATCCTCCCCGAGGTCCTCCGGCCACGTCGTCTTGACGAATGACTCCCACTCTCTAACGTCAGCCCAGAATGCGACGACGTTGTAATCGCGGAAAGCGCGGCGCACACCAGCGTCAACCGCATTCACGTCAACCTCGTGGGTGGTTTTCCGCGGAATCCAATGCCCGATCTTGAAGATATGGCCGTCTTCCATGCAACAGCCGACAAGGGCCGTGTGGTCATTGGACTTGGACCCGTCGAAGAACATGACGATGTCCTCACCCTTCCTGACCTTACGGTCCAGGTCACGGTTAGCGACCCAATCTTCGAGGGGGCACCACGAGTTCTCCGCCGCCGTCGGGGCATTCAAAAAGAATCGCTTAGCATCCGAAATACTGAAATCCGGAGACCAGATCTGCTCTTTAATGGCCCGGAGATTCACCCACGGGCAATCCTGATACACGAAAACAAGGGCGTCCGTCAGCGGAACGTCGCCCTCATTCTCGATCATGTCGTTCAGCGCCGTCTTCGGTGGGGCAATACGCGCATCGTAGATGATTTTCGTCTCACCACGAAGCTTCCCCTCCTCCTGATCGCACCACGCCTCAAACGTCGCCTCCGCGACAGACTCCTGGCCCGGAATCCACGCGTTGCACGTCTCCATGATCCGCGCACCCGTTTTGGCCGCGTTGCGGCGCATAGTAGCCATCAGATCCGGGCCTCCCCTCGAGGGGACCCAGTGCTCGACCTCGTCGCCGACCATGAAAGACACCTCGGCGCCTTCGAGAGTATGAGCGGAGGACGTCACTTGCTCAAGTCGGCCCATCTCCGTCGTGTCAATGAACGTTTTCCCGATATCCAAGCCGTATTTCAGGGCGAAAGGAGAGCCTTTCTTGCAGAAAGCACGCACCATACGCATCGTGTTAGCCGTCTGACGCTCCGATGTCGCCACAATCTGAACAAGCGGCATCACCATAGGCTTGCCGACACAGCCCCCGGGCACAGAATCGTCGAAATCATCGAAAACGACGGGGCCCAGAAGCTCGGCGAGGGCCACAGCAGCCGCAAAAGGTGACTTACCAGAGCCCTTGGCAAGCCTACGAACCATACGCCCACAGGTGAACTCACCCGCAGCGTTCACCTCATAAGCGTGGAGCAGAAACTCCAGCTGCCCCGTAGTCGGTACAAATGGCTCACCCGCGTGAATGCCGTTTGGTTGTTTCAGGTTATTGATCATCCACGCAGCGACACCATACCCGAGCGTCAGCTCAGGCTCATAGTCCGGCATCGTCAAAAGCCGCTCACGCGGCGCCACCCTGGACCAATCCTGCTGAGCCCAATCCGCCAGCTTCATCTCCGAAGCCACCTCGAGGGGGACCTCGGTGACGTTCAGGTCCTCCTCGGTGACCGGAGGACCCACCATCGCCATCAGGAGCTCCTACGGCGAGAGCGCTCCTCCGCGAACCGTTGCATGAGAAGCACGCCAGCGGACTCGGAGTCGTCCTCCTCCTCAGTACGGTCAATCTCCACGCCCGAGGAGCGACGATCCGACTCGGTCAGCATCAACGAAGCCATCATCTGCCGGATTGACGCCAGCAGCTGCGCGTTGCGCCTAGGGGCGGCCTGATATGCCGTCAGCTCATCGCACACAATACGCAGCGTGACCCAATCGGATGGCTCCATGAGCTCGACCTGCCCCGAGTTCAACACGGACTTCCACAGCTGAACGGCGCGCGGCGACCAATCCGGGTCAGCCCGACCCGGCCTGAAAGCCTTCGAGCCGCTTCTCACATGCCTCGTGTTGGCCCTCTTGGCCCCGGCACGAGACTGCGTGGTCCGGTGACCGTGCTGCGGTGACTGACGCTCGGCCATGACTCCCATCTCCTCGTCGAAGTGAACTATCCCAGACTCAATACTACCTCTGGGGTGCTATCTGTAGCCCGGATGGCGTGGGGGCTCGCGGAAAACCCGCCTCTTGGGCTTCCGGCGGCCTTTACGCCGCCAGGAGTCGGCCGCCTGGCCCTGAGTGCGCCTCATGTGGCAATGGCGGCACAAGAGCCGCAGATTCTCAGGCCTGTGATCCGTCGACGAGTAGATATGGTCGACGTCGGTGCCGGGAGCCCCGCAGAAGACACAGCGACCGCCGTCCCGTGCGATCACGAGACGGCGGATACGCTGCCAGTCCGGCGGAAGAGCTCCCCCGAGCCTCGAGGAGCGGGCGCCCCAGCTCATACGTACTGATCCGAGCCGAAAGGGCGCCCTTCAACGGCCAAACGCTTCCGCGCAGCCGCTGCTCTACGAGAGGGCCACCGAGTTTGCTTCTGCCGGGGACCATCCCGACGGATCAGGTACAAAACCTTGACACCTTGGGTTGTCAAAGCCCAAATGTGACTCTCGGTCCGGTAACGCCGCTCATGGTAAACCGCGACCACACGAACAAGCCCCCGGCGCCGAAGATCCTCGAGGGAGCGGATCACCGTCGCTGAGAGGGAGTACCCAGTGACCCGACACAGCTCTTCAGCGGAAGCGCCCGTCGTCTCATGCTCCAGAAGAGAGCCCAGGATGCGCCGCTGCGCCTCGGTGAGGTCTTGAATGCGGTTCCAGCGGCAGGTTCAGCC